AAGCCGGAAGTGCAGGATCCTGTCAAGCTCTTCGACGAGCTGGTGAAGCTCTCCGGAGGCCTTAAGTTCTGGACTGCAGCCCAGCTGACCAAAGGCGGCATGAAGTATGACATCAATAATGACCAGATGTACGCCTTCCTGGAGGCATCCGGATATTATACCATCGATACTACCACCAAGAATGAAGGATTCACGTTCTGCCGCATCGAGGACAATAAGGTCAGGCTTATCGATAAGGAGGCCATAGCGGCCGAATGCAGTATGTATCTGTTGGAATACCTTCGTACCCATCCGAAGTATTACTCTCAGGCTCTAGTGAATGCCATCCACCGTAGCAAGCAGATTACGGCCGGAAACCTTGTGAAGCTCCGGAGAATCCATCCGGATTTCAATGCCTTCAATGAATACTATGACTATCTGTGGTTCCGGAACGGTATCTTCCGCGTAGGAGCCGACGGTATAGTTAAGGTGAAGGACTCTGAATGCCCTTACCTTATCTACTCCAGCAAGATCATCGACCACGACTTCACTCCGGAGCAGCCCTTCTTTGAGATCAGCCGTACTCCTGAGCTGCAGGACCTGAAGGACAAACTGGCCGCTGCTCTCCCCGCCACCCCCGACTTTTATTCTTTAGAATCGAAAATTGACACGATGGACGATATGAAGAAGTACAGGCTGGAAATTCGCAAATGGGGCTCGACCTTCATGAACTACGTCTGGAACACCGGACGTGAATACTGGAGGGATGAAGAGAAAGGAATTCCGCTGACAGAGAACCAGCAGAAGGAATACAACCTGAATTTTATATCGAAATGTCTTGGTATCGGCTATATGCTGTCCAAGTACAAGACCAGTGGCCAGCCTTATGCCCTCTATGCGATGGAGATGGTCCAGGCCGACGATGATGAACACCTTGGTGGTACCGGAAAATCCCTATTTCTGAAGAGTATGGAGAAGATCCGCTGCCAGGAGTATGTCGATGGCCAGAGAATCGATATCTCCAATATGCGATTCATCTTCCAGAACGTGGTCAAGAATATGACCGATACCATCTTCCTGGATGACCTTGACTCCAAGGTGCCTATGAAGACGTTCATGAATATGGTGACCGGTAAGATGACTATCGACGTGAAGCACGGCAAGGGATTCACCCTGGATTACATCGAGTCCCCGAAACTTGGTTTTACGTCCAATCACGCCATCCGCAATTTCGATGACTCCCTGAACAGGCGTATATGGTTCAGCGCCTTCAGTGATTACTATCACTCCGATTCCACCCAGCGGAAGCTGAAGCTTCGTTCACCAAGGACCGAATTCGGTAAGGACCTCATTGACCAGTACACTACTGAAGAGATGAACCACTTCTACAACTTCATGCTGAATTGCCTGATGATGTGGCATAAGATCCATGAACGTGTTCAGCCTCCTATGAAGTCCATTATGCAGAGGACTCTGATTCGCGCAATGGGCCAGGACTTCTTCGATTGGGCTGAAGACTGGTTCATTGATGAGCGACTGAACACCTACGTTGACCAGGACCTGGCTATCGAAGCATACTGCAAGAGCATAGCAGCTGTGAACCAGCGATTCGTGAAGCCGGCCAAGTTCAAGGAGCAGATGCGCCTGTGGTGCCAGTACCACCAGGATGAAGGATATGTCTTCAATCCGGATTCCATCTTCACGAATGCATCAGATCTGAAGCATCAGCGAATCCATAAGAAGGTGAATGGTGAAGATCATTACTACTTCTACGTGGATACCACCGGCGATGTCATTCCGCCGGTTGACCTACCGCCTGAGGGGGGACCGGGTACTGGAGACATACCGGCATCTCCGGATCCTTCAGGAACCTTAGATTTTAACTATGATTCCAGTCAAGGAGCCCCGTTTTAATGTCAATCTGAATACCCGCTTTCGAGCGGGTTTTCTTGGCAGCGAGCGGAGCGAGAAAGAAGAAATGTTATTTTTATAATAATTTTGTCAAAATCTTGACATTTTGACACCGCAAGGAATAAATAATTAATAATCAATGAGTTATATGGTGTCAAAAAGTGTCAAAAAATTTTGGGGTTGACACCGCAAAAATGGCCTATTTTTAGGTTTGACACCGATTTTCAAATAGCTTGACACCGCGCAAAGCATTGAAATTCAATAAATTATAGGGGCGGTGTCAAAGTGTCAAAATTTTGGCCAAAAAGTTGGTTGAGTTGTAAAAAAGGAAATGAGCGAACCTGTAAAGCTTGAAATCGGTCAGTACTTCAATGGCTGTCATCACGACATCTGGTGCTATGATCAGGTGCCCTCCGGAATGCGGCCCGCAACCCTCAGGGATATGTGGCCGGGAAGGCCATATCTCACCCTGGTACTGACCGGCCCTGACAAGGGGAAATACTATACCGGATACTACATCGGGAACGACGTTGAACCTATCCGATACAGGATAACTCACAGAATTCCCGTCTATGTGAAAGATAATTCCAAATAATCATATAACTTTGCGTTATCGAGAAATGCCCAAGTCCGGATATTCTATTCCTAGTGGTGTACTTTTGTGGCATGGCATTCGGAACCTCAGTTGATGTTAAGGTAGGTGCGTTCATCCGCGGATGGGTGATAGCGCTTACCGGTTCTGACTTTGTGAAGCTGGACAAATACACAAATCTGTGGGCAATCGTCAAGCAGAACCTGGAACTACGGCCATCTGATTACACCATCATCCAGGACAGATCTGAATACATTTCCATTGAACTTCTAGATTCCACCGGGACCTTATGCTATAACATTCCCTCCCAGAGAGAGGTCTATCTCGATACTCTCTTCAGGATGTATATCTCTCCTGCCGGCCAGGCTGCTATCCAGCGTTACCTGGAAAACCAACTCCGTTCCGCCTTCAGGACTTATATGGTAGCCCGGACATCGGACGGGAAGAAGGAGCCGATCCGTCATTCCATCGGAAGTTTCCTGGCAGATTTCAAGTTTCCGGTGGATAACATCCTTATCGAGCGATTTGCCAAAGACTGGTACCGCTATCGTCAGAAATTTTGCGAAAATTATCAAATTCCGATATTTTTTTAGGCGTTTTCGTGTCCTACTTTTTTCATTAAAAATCAGGCAATTATGAGACTTGGAATACGTTCAATTAGCTATGTCGGTATCGACAATGTGAAGGATTTCAGTATGCTCCCTCCAGGGACTACTTTTGAACTGGCTTCTTTCTTGACAGCAAATATGAAGAAGCTGCCATTCGTACCCGAATCGGCGCAGCTGGACGAGAAATGGACCTATGATGACAACGGAAAGTATTCGGATGTGTCGTTTTCCGCGCCGATTCGGGCCAATAAGGACGAATATCGGTCGATTCTTCAGTTTTTGACCGGCAGGCGCTGTATTTTCCAAATTGAGCTCAATTCTGGTAAAAAATACGTTATCGGTTCTAAACAATTCATTCCTACGTTTACATTTACCGATACCGTATCAGGAAATTCTTCATCAGGCTTTATAATAAAAATTGCCTGTAAAAGCCTGCACGGGGTATTATTTGCCCAATAAACCTGTCTTATATATAAGTTAGGGCCCAATTTACCTTTGTACTGCTTAAAAACAACGCAGTATGAATTTTTCCAATTTGGCCCGCAATCTATATGGCCCTTGGATGATCAGCCCTGAATGGGCCGCTACTATGGCGCCCATTCTTAAAGGCGTACTCCACGGAGCCATTACTGAATTTGACAAGGCACCCGAACCATATCTTATCAAGTGTGCAGACATGATACCTGTATCATCAGGCCATCATTCGGCCCATAAAGACAAGTCTATTTACGTGACTTATCTCTCTGGTACCATGATGAAGCATAATAACTGTGGAGCACCTGGTACCAAGACAATCGGACGTGAGCTGCTGGAGGCTGACCGTAATCCGGAAGTGATTGGCCATATCATTGTGGCCGAATCCGGTGGTGGAGCCGCCAATGCCGTTCCGGAGATGGCTGATGCCATCGGTGCCTGCACGAAGCCTGTAGTGGCGTGGGTGGATGGAGTCGCAGCCTCCGCCTGCCTGTATGCAATCTCTTACTGTGACAAGATCCTGGCTAAGCGTGAGTCTGACATGATTGGATCCATCGGTACCCTCATCGAGCTCTCCGGATACGCCAAGTACGCCAAGACTAACGACGGATTCATCACCGCCCGTATCTATGCTGATGCCGCCACTGACAAGAACGGCGAGTATGAGGCTGCACTGGAGGGGAACTTCCAGGTAATCAAGGAAGAGCGCTTGAATCCCCTGAACGACCAGTTCATAGCTGATATGAAGGCTAACCGCCCGAATGTCAAAGATGAGCAGCTGACCGGCAAGATCTTCAATGCCAAGGCCGTAGTAGGAACCCTCATTGACAGTATCGGAAGCTTCGATGACGCTGTTTCAGCCGTTCTGGATCTGGCTAAAGAGATGGAAGAGAAGAATTCTTTAACTCACCAGAATATGAACAATTATCCTACCCTCCTGGCAATACCGGCCTTTGAAGGCCAGGTATTCGATGCAGACGGCTCCACCACCGTTCAGGCCGTACAGCTTGAAGCTGTGGAGACTGCTCTTGCTGATGGTGCCTCACGTCAGGCCACCATCGACGGACTCAATCAGCAAGTGACTGAGCTCCAGAACACCATTGCACTCCGTGACGCGCGGATTTCCGAGCTGGAGACTTCCCTGGCAGCTGCTATCGAGCGTGCCGAGAATCCCAATCCCGAAGAGCCTCAGGTGAAGCATAACCCCGAAGAGGGTGCGCAGATCAAAGGCGCAGAGACCTTTGAGGACGCACTTGAAGCTTGCCGTCAGTTCAACGCCGCACATAACATCTAATCTCATACATTATGGAACTTTCAACAATCCTCGTTAATTCCAGCGCCAAGTTCCGCAAGGAAATCCTGGCGATGCCTGTTGCTGACCTCCTGAACGGAGCCCTCCAGCACATGACTCTCCACAAGGGTGTGGCCGGTGACGAAACTGTTGGTGCCATTGGCTCCGGAGCAGAAGTCAGGCCTTACAAAACTGCCAAGAACGCACAGGATACCGGCCGTATAATCGCCCGTACCCTCACCACTTATCTTGGTGACGTTCTGGAAGAGTTCGACCCTAACATTCTTTTCACCACCGTTTATGGTGAGCAGTTCTCAGACAAGACCGTCCGTAATGAGGCTGAAATCGTTCGTGACCTTAGCCTTGCGATGGCCAAGAGCGTATCCAAGAAACTTGGTGCTGCTCTCTTTAGCGCCGTTCGTAACCCTGACGGTACTACCACTTCAACCCTGTTCAACGGTTATAGCACCATCGCTGCAGCTGAAATCACTGCCGGTAACATCGCAGTGGCCAAGGGCAACTACATGACCACCGCAGCCATCACTTCAAGCAACGTCGGTGATGTTCTGAAGGGTATCTATGACAATGCATCTGAGGAACTTCAGGATGCTTCCAATCTGAAGATGTTCATCCCTAAGGCAGTGAAGAACCTGTACGATGACTGGTTCCTGGCACACTTCGGTGCAGTGAGCTACAATGCCGCGTATGGCCGCAAATATCTTCACGGCACAGACGACAAGTGCGAGATCGTGTCACTCCCTGGTCTGAAGAACAGCCCGTACATCTACCTTACCACTAAGGAGAATATGCTTGTTGGTTGCGACCAGCTCGATGCATCCGGCAAGGAGAAAGTTCTGATCCGTGTGCCCGATAACCCTAAGGTAGTTCAGTTCTTCATGTGCTTCTTCTGGGGCGTTCAGTTCCAGCAGATCGAGAAGGAGTACCTTATGGTTGCTGCTCCCGCATCCGTTTCTCCTACCGTGGTTATCACTGGAGACCAGCTGATTGATAACCTTTCCGCAGAGGCTGGATCAACTAAGCGCACCTACTCTACCTCCGATGGCTCAGCAGTGACCGCTGAAGTAGTTACTGAGGGTGCAGACTGGCTCTCAGCAGCCGTTGGTACCGGCAATAAGGTTACCTTCACCCGCACCGCCTATGCTCACGCCGAATCAGGTGACAACCCTCGTGTTGCAACCGTTCGCATCAGCGCTAGCGGCTCACACATCGACGTAGTGGTTAAGCAGGCAATGGCCTCCGAATAGTTTTACCTAAAATCAAGAATAGCTTATGTACGCAAATCTTGACTTCGCTCTCGGTAGTGTCAATCCTTCGGGGATTGGCACCACCGTTTACAGGATCCGTAAGCGCTATATCACAGCCTGGCCTTCCATCGTGGACAACCCGGATACTGAAGGCGCTACGGAAGCCAAAATGGCCGGCTATAACGGTAACTTCACCACCGAAAATGGTAAGTACTGGCAGAAGCTGTATTCTACTCAGGGCAAGGGTTCCATCACCAGTGAGACCACCGGTGAGGTGGATTGCAAGATGTTTATCAACCATGGTAACTTCTCCTTCCCCGACCTCTCTCCCGATGCCCTTGGATTTGCAAAGGCATCCGTCAATGACGATTTCGTGTATGTCGTGAAAGCTGCCGGTCGCTACCACGTGATTGGTTCACCCGATTACCGCAGTTCTACCAGCGCTGCACCTACCTCCGGTGACGCTGCCGGTTCTGCCAAGGGTATCACCTTCACCGTGGATTGTCCGGATGTAACACCGCTGCCTGAATACTCTGGCACTCTCGAACTGGAGGAAGGCACTTTGGCACTGTCCACCGGTGTTATTACTCCCCGTCAGACGGAGTAAAGCGTGATTTCCGAAATACAATCCTATCTGCAACAGCCGAATCCGGATTTTACCTCCGGATTCGCGCTGTTTTGCAAATACAGCCCCAACAGGATACTCATTTCATCCATCGGCCGCCGGCAGGACCTGGAGATGCTTATATATGAGCTGGGGAAACTGAATAATGCCGGTTTCGTGGCCATTAACAGCGATGCTGCCATACAGCAAGTCCAAGCCACGCACTCTGTCCCTGCAGCCGTTCCTGCAGCAAGGCCGGCCCGCCCTGCAGAACCGGAAAGATATCGGAATCCGCACACCAATCAGGCCCTGGAGAAGCAGCTGCAGTTCCGTACCTATGATGACAGGAGGACCCGCCGTTCAGATCTGCCTCCGGAGCTGCAGGCCGAATTCGATGCCAACGCCGAGGCATATAAGTTACGCCGTGGCGCCCATGAGAAGATGAAGCTAGCCAAGACCGATAAGGATCGTGCCTACTTCCGGTCTGTTATCCTGGAAACTCAGGATGCCATCAATGCCCGATGGAAGAAAATTGACGAATACCAGGAGCAAGCAGCTGAAGCCTCCCAGAAGGAGGCCTTCAATGAGAAATCCGCCCGGTCCTATATCTCCAAGGCCCTGAAGGCCGGTTCAGTTACCGATGCCCGTGCAGCTGGAGTAAGGGCCCGCGTGAAAGCCCTCCTGGATCATGGCTGCAATATAACGGATGATACTATTAAGTCTTTGAAGGATAGAAACCTACTGTTCTGAGCCAATAATACTTTTTTGTCCTAAGTGCCCGTCGTGAGATGGGTACTTTTGCATTAAACGAATTGACTATGAATAAGAAACGTGAAACGGACACCTTGGATGCATTCGCCAATGCCCTGGCTAATCCGAATTTCAAGCTGTCTCCGCAAAGCGAAGTGAGGCTGAACCGTCTGAAGCAGATCTTCTGCCGCTGGATGGAGAATCCTATGATCCGGGATATCGATATGCGTAATTGGATCATGGATAATTTCGGTGTGGGCCGGGATGTCGCCTATTCAGATATGAACCTGGTATTACGTCTTTTCGGAAGTGCCCCGAAGGCGGAAAAGGAGTTCCAGAGAATGAGAGCGAATCGCCTGGTAGAGAAAGCAGCTGCAGCTGCTATCGCCGGTGATGATAAGCAGGCGAAGTCGCTGATTAAGATTGCCGAGGTGATTGTGAAAATCAACCAGCTGGATCAGCCGGACGGTGAAGATTACCAATGGGACCAGATTATACCTAAGGATGAATCCTTCAGCGTGGATCCTGAAGTCATCGGTATCAAGAAAGTTCCAGGAATAGAGGAAAAGGCCAAGAAACTGCTGGCCCGATACACAAGTGAAATAGATAATGTGGATATCCAGGATGCAGAATGAGCAGCGAAGAAAGAAAAATTACTTACCTGAACCGGGCACAGCAAGAAGCCTTGCTCATCGGAGCCAATACCGAGGTGGATATCTGTTCACGTCGATTCGGAAAGTCTTTCGGTATCGTCTCCAGGCGTATCAAGCGAAATGTGCAGTTTATGCCTCGCAGTACCGGCGCCTTCGTGGCATCATCCTTCAAACAGGCAAGAACACGAACACTGCCCGCCGCCTTGTCAGGACTACGTGAAGCCGGATTCATCGAGGGCATTCACTATGTCATCGGCAAGCGGCCTCCGAAAAACCTTGGATATCCAAAGCCTTATATCGAGGTCCAGAACTTTGAAGATGTAGTGACCTTCTACACAGGGGCCCAGATGATTATTATCTCCCAGGACGTAAAGATGAGTTCTAACTCATTGACGCTGGACTGGATCATTGGTGACGAGGCTAAGGGCCTGGATTATGATAAGCTGAAGGATGAGACCTTCCCGGCCAATGGTGGTACGATGAGATATTTCAGCGAATGTCCCTGGCACCATTCCGTACTGTTTGTAAGCGATATGCCGGTACTGAAGAGCGGCCGCTGGTTGCTGAACTACAGGGAGAAATCTGATCCGGATGTTATCGATGCCATTGCTGGCCTTATATGGTTGTGGCACGATGTGACAGACAATATGCCTGAAGGCCCTAAGAAGAAAGAACGTCTTTCAGCCATCGAACGGCAGCTGGCCGGCCTTAGGAAAATCGCCGTCCTGTACCGAGAATGGTCTATCTTTGAGAATATCGATGTGGTTGGTCTGCAGTACGTGAAACAGATGAAGAGAGACCTGCCGCCCCTGGTATTCCAGACATCAATACTATCCAAGCGTATCGACCGCCTGCAGGATGGATTCTATCCCAACTTCAGGGATAATCTTCATACATACATTGCCAACAATAACGCCCCCCTGGAAGAAGCCGGATACCATCCGGATCCTGGCACGAACTATGGTTGCCTCCTGGATGCTGACCTTGACCTGAAATCACCCATTGCCATCGCCTTTGACTACAATGCTAATATCAACTGGCTGGTTGCCGGTCAGCGGGATGGTTCAACGCTCAGGGTGCTGAAGTCCTTTTATGTCAAGTACCAGCGCAAGCTAAGGGAACTGGTAGATGATTTCTGTAATTACTACAGGGCCCATCTGACTAAGGATGTGGTCTTCTACTATGATGCCACAGCCCTGGGTAGCAATTATGCTGTGTCTGATGATGACTTCAAGAGCGTTATTATCGAGCAGTTCAACTATCACGGATGGAATGTAGAGCCGGTGTTTATCGGTAAGCCCTTGCGCCATGACCAGAAGTATTCCATTATCAATGACGGCTTCCGTGGCGCCAAGCATCTGCTCCCGATGTTCAACAGGGAGAATAACGAAGCTTTGCTGATGGCCATCTCTCTAGCAGAAGTGAACATCACACCGCTTGGCTTCCATAAGAACAAAGGTGGAGAGAAGCTGGCTGAATCAGAGGATGATCCCCTGGAGTATCGTACCGATGGTACCGATGCGTTCGATACTCTCTACATCGGTAACGTGCTGTTTCCTTATTCACAAGGTGGAGATGGATTCGGTTCCGGTGTGTAATCCGGAGCCTCCTGTGTCAAAGCATATTACGCAAATTGCCGCGCGGGTTGCCGGCCAGCCGGCAGGGCAAGGCGCGGGGGTCGAGAATCGAAATTTATTGTTGTATCCTTTGCCAAGGGGGGCCTTACCGTTTGAAAGTGAGATTTTTAAGGCTGAAGCTGTGCCGATGCCTCCCTTTCTTTGCTGTCCTATATTCATGGATGCGGCTATTGTAATTTTGTTCCTGGAAATAATACCGAATGATAAGCGCAGCGAAAATATTCGAGATAGCGAAGCTACATCAACAGATTTCGCTTAAATGGGTGGCAGAAGATGGTGAGATTATCTCTGTCGAAAAGGCTATTCCTACATCCTTTCACGGAGAAGGTGTAACATTCAATATCAAGCTGATTCCTTCAGGGGAAATCCGGAAGGTGAACCGCTTTACTGTAATAGAATTAAATGGAGAAGAAGTTATACTATGACACAGAAAGAATCGCCGCTTGCCGGCATTGAGCTTATCGAGGGAATCAATCTATTCCCGGAGATCCAGACTGTTCTGATGATAGATTCCAGCGGGGAATTCAGGCAGGATTATGATCTTCAGCCCATCGTTAAAGATAAATATAAGATTGCACCTTGGGGACCTGACAACTGTCTGCCTAATCATCTCCTGAAAAAGATAGCCGATAATGACATCGTATCGGCGAACTTGAAGTTCAACAGGGATGTATGCTTCGGACTTGGCCCGAAGCTTATCAGGGCTAAAGCTTGGAAGAATGGGAAGATGACCGAATATGAGGACGTCGTATCCGGTAAGGAATATGACTTTTTCCAGCGGAACGACATCCCGCTGTTCATACTCCAGCAGCTGCAGGATATGGTGACCTTCGATAATGTGTGGGCAGAGATGAACTACGATGCTCATTCCCCGGATATCTACACTATCCGTCACCGGGAAGCCACTTTCAGCCGCTGGTCTATGCAGGATAGCCGCGGAGTAATCAACTGGCACTACTATTGCGCCGGGTGGGATAAGACGCCGGGAAGCAAGGATTATCCTATCCGTGCGACCTACGTGATGGATGAATTCAATGCCATCAATGATATGAAGATGTATGCAGCTTCAAAGCGCCGTCTTATCTTCAGCGCTTATATGCCGTCTCCTGGCCATCCGTACTATTCCCGTCCTTCCTGGTACTCCATCTTCACATCGGGCTGGTATGATCACAGTGTTATGGTACCGAAGCTGAAGAAGGCCATCCTGAAGAATCAGCTTGGAGTTAAGTATATCATATATGTATCTCCGGATTACTTCGAGGATATCTTCAAGAAAGAAGCCATCAACAGGAATGACCGCGCCGCCGTTCAGGCCCGTATCGATAAGGAAAAACAGGCATTCAGTGATTATCTCTCCGGAGAGAACAATGCCAACAAGGCTATTCTCTCACTGAAGAAGATGTTCCCCTCTGCCAACGGTGGAGCGAACGAGCAGAAATGGATTGAGATCGTGCCGGTTCAGAACGATATGAAGGGTGGAGAATACATCGACGATACCGAGTCCACGGCAAATATCATCTGCTATGCAATGGGTGTGCACAGTGCGCTTATCGGTGCTACCCCCGGCAAGAACACGAACTCCCTGGGTGGTTCCAACGCCCGCGAGCTATACCTGATGAAGCAGGCTCTTATGAAGCCTGTAGTGGACCGCTGTCTTCGCTCTCTTCAGATCATCAAGGAATACAACAAGTGGGATAAGGACATCTTTATCACCATCCCCGAATACATCTTCACGACGCTTGACCAGAATAAATCCGGGAAAGAAGTATCCACCAATGATAAAGTCTAAATGCTATGCTAGTTAATGGTTATAACGAAATGAAGCCGTTCCTTCCGGCAATCAATATGAAGGGAACACCCACCGTATTCAACGACGCGCTGGATGTGGCTCAGCAGGCCTTGGTGGAAGATTTCATCGGTACGGATCTGGAGACCTTGCTGGAACAAAGGGTGCCGGCTGATGCCAAATTGCTGAAGATGTGCCAGAGGGTGATTGCTGTAGAAGCTTTCCTGAATTCCATTCCGGAGATGGATCTTATCCTTACTGACTCAGGATTCGGAGTCGTATCCAACCAGGATATAGCACCGGCATCCAAGGATAGGGTTTCTAACCTTACTGCAGGCCTGCAGGCTAAGCTGGATGAGGCTAAGGACAGGCTGGTTACTTTCCTTCTTGCATCCGAGACTTATAGTGACTGGAGAGGGACCGTGCAGTTTACCAGGTTGACCGACGGCCTTATCTTTACCTTCGCTGAATTCAAGGACGTGGCTGTGTATAATCCCATCACAGCTGCCACTTATCCGAAGACCTGGAGCGAATTCCTGAGGCTGAACCCGGCAATGAATATCGCCCTGACATCTGATGT